GCCACAGTTCTCGCCCAGGATGGTCGTCGTGTCACAATGAGAGCAAATACCATGGAACTCGAAAAGATTAACGTGGGTGAACGAGTAATTCGTTCTGCTGCTCAAGGTGTCGGTGACTACACTAACACTGGTGCTACATTCAGCAAAGTTGAACTTACAACCAAGAAGATTCGTCTAGATTGGGAAGTTACTGCTGAAGCACTTGAAGACAATGTTGAAGGGGCTGCGCTTGAAGATCATCTAGTTCGCTTGATGACAAACGCATTCGCTAATGACATTGAAGACCTCGCTATTAATGGCGATGGTGCAACTGGAAACTTCCTTTCAATTTTGAAGGGATTCGTCAAGAAGCACAAGGACAATGGAGATTCGCACGAAGTGGCGTTGACCGTTGCTGATAATGCTTGGACACCAGAAAAAATGCAAGAGATTATTCTAGGCATGCCACGTAAGTATCGTGCTCTTAAGAATAACCTCAAGTTCTATGTAGGTACAGACACATTTGCTGGTATCGTTAAGCATAACGGTACTCTTGCTGATGCAATTGCTGAAGCAATGGGTAATCGTGTTGCTGGTACTGCTGCAAACCGTCAAGCATATCTTGATGGAAACGGCCAGACATTCGGTGGAGCACGTACAACTCGTGTTCTCGGAATCGATGTCCAAGAAGTTCCTTACTATCCAGATGGTTATGTCGATTTGACATTCCCACAGAATCGTGTATGGGGCTTCCAACGTGATATCGTCGTCAACCGTGAATACAAGGCAAAGAAGGATACAATTGAGTATACCGTCTTCGTCCGTTTTGGTATTCAATGGGAAGAGGAAGACGCTATTACTTGGGCAGACGCTGCTGCAGATGCTTCATAATCTGTAAACAGTAACCTTTGAGAGGGGGTAGGGGCGAGATCTCCTCCCCCTCTTAAATTTTAGTATTCTGTTATAATAGTCATAAGGAGGTTGATAATGGAAGAAAATAATTTAAATAATAATGCAGAATTTTCTGTGGAAGCAATGTTAGCCGAAGAGCCAGTTGTTGAGGCTCCTGTGTTTGAGACAAAGGTCGAAGAGGTTGCCTTAGAAAACAATATTCAGGCAACAGTTTCTGCTCCAGAGCCAGAAGTAACTGCTATCACTTCAAATGATTTAGCAAGTTCTTCTGAAACTCAGGCACTAGGATCTGTCGCAGACGGAGCAATCGGAGTAACTTGGGTACCAAAAACAGTTGAGGCGCCAACAAATCAAAAGCCCGCTAATGAAAAAGTTGCAGTATATTCTACAAAAAATATAACCATTCCAGGTTTGGGCAAAGTATATCGTGGTTACAACATTGTAACTAAGAATGCTGCAGATCAATGGGCAACTAAAGAATATATTAGACTTGCTACCCCAGAAGAAGTGGCAAGGGAATTTGGTAGGTAATAATGCAAGTTCTGAGAGTTCCGCCATACAATTTAAATGTTACGCTTGATGTTGCATCTGCTAACACAGTATATAATTATGCTATTGTTGATTTGGCGGACTCCTCAGAAACAATAGGTGTAGCGACCTCAAACGCTGATAAAGAAATATTAATTCCTTTGTCATCAAAATATGATACACAATATAAGATAACAGTAGGAGCAAATGACACATATGTAGACGTAGTTCGTCCTTATATCAATCCAAATACTAAAGCCTCTACTGCAACCGAGATTAATGAATATAAAAATTATGAGTTAATTGCAAGATCCCTTATTGACACATACATTAAAGACGGCTTTTATAATAAAAAAGTTATCATAAACACTTCTGGAAATGGTTCAGACTATTTTCCTGTTTGGCATAATGCTAACAAGGTTTTAAAAGTTTATGAAAATAGTTTGTTAGTATATGATTGCGATAATGAAGAAGATTATGACGCAGAATATAGATTGTTAGCGGATAAGTCTGCCATTTATAAAATTGATGTGGCGACTGCAAGCGAACGAAGAAACAGGATGGAGCACGACATAACAAAAATTGCAACCGCACATGGAGATTTGGGACACGTGGCTTATGTTCCCACGGACTTTCCTAAAGGCGTAGACTATGACTTTGTGTTGGATGTTGGACATCTTAAAGTTCCGTCAGATGTTGAAGTAGCAACCGACATGTTAATTGAAGATATTAAGTGTGGAAAATTAGATTATTACAAGAGGTACATAACGAATTACAATACAGATCAATTTAGAATTCAGTTTGACAAAGGAATTGTGTATGGAACTGGAAACCTTCTTGTAGATAAAATTTTAGAAAAGTATATTAAATCAATAACTAAGCCAGGAGTTCTATAATGTTGTGCGAAGAAACCGACTTCGCATTTCCGATGCAAGCAGATGTGTATCATCCAATAGTTGAGCAGGGTATTTACGGAGAAGTTAAAAAAACTTGGATATTAGATAGGACAATAGCATGTTCTTTTACAGCAGCAGGAACGGCTTTTAAAGAGGAAGTAACCCCCAACATTAATATTACACAAGATAAAATATTGCTTGGTCGTTGTAAATCAGACATTAGAATATCAAGTCTTGAAGCCAAAAATGCAATTACAAATGTTATTGTTACAAACATAAGAGATAAAAATTGTAATGAAATTTACAAAGAAACGTCTGGACCTAGATCTGGCAAGTCTACTATATTTGAGATTGCTACACACGATCCGTTTACAGGTCCATTTGGAAATATTGAGTATTATAAATTAGTTGTACGTAGATCTGAAAATCAGGCGGTAGATGTATGATAGTTAGATTTAACAATGCAATGTTTAAAAAAGATATGAAAAATATTATTGATTATTCAGTAGGATTTTTGAATGGAATTCAGGGTGGCAAAAAAGCATTTTTAGGTGTGCTTGGTATGAAAACTGTAGAATTAATGAAAGAATACATAGACTCAAATGCTAGAGTAAATCCTGAAATGTTGCATCATGTTTATGAATGGAATAGAACTGGAAGTCCAGACTCTAGGCTATATGATATAGATTATGTTTCTAGTAATTTGGGTTTATCATTTAAATCAACATTTAAACAGTCTACATCAATAAAAAATGGATCAAGAGTTCCTTTTTATGATAAGGCCAAAATTATGGAAAAGGGTATTCCAGTTACCATTGTTCCAAAAAAAGCACAAGCACTATCATTTGAAATAAATGGAGAACAAATTTTTACGAAACAACCAGTTAATGTTTCTGATCCTGGAGGACAAGAAGTTCGTGGAGGATTTGAAAAAGTTTTTGATTCTTTTTTTACAAGAAATTTTACTCAAGCATTTTTAAGAACAAGTGGAATTGCTCAATATTTAAAAAATCCTGTAGCATATAAAAAGAATATGTCTGCTGGTAAAAAAAGTGGAAAAATAAAAGGGTATCAAACAGGGTATCGCTGGATAGCAAACGCAGGAGTTGGAAGATGACAGAATCAACGTCAGTATTAAATACACCAGTGTTGTGGATTAACAAATATTTAGAGCAAAGAATTGGTGATTTGACTGGATATACAATGGAAGCATTTTTCCCAACAGGCCCATCAACTTTAGAAACTCTTACAAAACAGTTTCCAGAAGGGAATATGGTTGTTTGGGATAGAATGTTTAGAATGCGTAGAGGTCCTTTTCCACATATCAAATGTGAACAAGTTTTGTATTATTTTTATGCAAATGGAGATTTAAGTGGAGATACTCCACAAAAAAGAATGGTAAAAATACAAGAGGCTGTAATGAGACTAATGGATCGTGGAGATGAGAGCGCTCAAGAACTCAATGCTTGGGCTAGGGGTAAGACCTTTGATGAAATGTCTTGCCAGTTCTACTTCCATAACTTCAAGATATATCAGTTAGAAGAAGCACGAGATATAGTCGATTTCGGAACAGCCCGAACCTATGCGGGGAATAAGATAATTATCGACTACGACTATCATCAAATGCAAGATATTATAGACTCAATAAATTCATAAAAAGGCTGTATACTTAGCAATGAGGAAACACGCCTTTTAATTTCTAGAAAAATAAAGAGGTGAAATAAATAATGGCTCTAGGTAATAGTAATAACATTATCGTTGGTGCAGCCCAGTTATGGATTGCCGAGGAACCTTTGGCAGTAGGTGGAAACCCATCTCCCGTCTCTGGAACAAAGTATTCCGCAACAATGGACGCCGATAACGATTTCCGTTCAATCGGATATACTATGAATGGTTTGGAATTACAATTCCAGCCAGATTTCGGTGAGGTTCAAGTTGATCAGGTTCTTGACGTTGCTAAGTTGTTTAAACAAGGCATGCAAGTAAACCTAAACACTACTTTTGCTGAATCCACATTGGAAAACCTTCTTGTTGCAGTTGCAGAATCCGCATCGGATCTTACAGGTGACAAGGATACTTCCAGCGGGCAGACATTAAACATCAAATCAGGTAATCTTGGCGAATGCCCAGTAGAGCGTGGTTTAGTTGCTGTCGGTCCAGGAACTGGTGATTGTGATGCATCTTCCAACAAGGAAAGAATTTATGTTGCATACCGTGCACTTTCAATTGAAAATGTAACAGTGTCAGCAAAACGTGATGAGGCTACAATGTTTGAAGTTTCATTCCGTCTTCTTCCAGATGACGCATCAGGCTCATACGGTAAGATCATTGATCGCACTGTAACACCATAATACAACTTAATAATACAGAAAGCCCACGACCCTTGAAAGTCTGGGCTTTTCTGTTTGGTATAATAAATAGATGGCTACAGAAATATATGACAGCGATTATATTAATTTAATTGATGGCACATCAATATACATAACTCCATTAAAAATAAAATATCTTCGTCAATTTATGAAACAGTTTGAAAATGTTGGAAACGCTAAAGGTGACGATCAGGCAATAGGAGAATTGGCAAAGTGTGCTTTAATTACAATGCAGCAATATCATCCAGCCATAAAAACAATTGAACAGTTAGAAGACAGCATAGATTTAGCAACAATATACAAGATATTAGATATTGCTGCTGGTATTAAAATAGACAAAGACTCAAAAGAAAAAGTAAAAGATCAGGCAGTGGATAGCGGATCTTCATGGGAAAAATTAGACATAGTTAAACTAGAATCAGAAGTATTTCTTCTTGGAATATGGAAGGACTACGAGGAATTAGAAACCTCAATGTCAATGCCAGAATTAACTGCCACCTTAAATATTAAACGAGAAATAGATTATGCAGATAAAAAGTTTTATGCAGCAATTCAGGGGGTAGATTTAGATAAAAACACTAAGAAATCAAATGCCTGGGAAGATATGAAGGCTAGAGTCTTTAGTCGTGGTAAAGCCACAAACTCAAACGATATTGTTTCATTACAAGGGATTAATGCTCAAAAGGCTGGTTTTGGAATAGGCATGGGACTAGATTATGAAGAAATTTCTGATTAAAAATAAAATGGCCTTATGGTATAATTAATTCAACCTTATAAGGAGGAATTAATGGCTACAACCGTGCACGAACAAAAAGAAATCGTACTAATTGACGGCACAAAAATCAAAGTAAGACCACTTAAGATCTCTCTGCTTCGTCCATTTATGAAGAAGTTTGAGGGTATCGCAGCAGTGGCTGATGATAATGAAAAGTCAATGACTCTGCTTATGGAATGTGTAGCAATTGCTATGCAGCAATATAAGCCAGAGTTGGCGGAAGATTTAACTGCTCTTGAGGAGAACTTTGATCTTCCAACCGTTTACAAGATCGTAGAAGAGGCTTCTGGAATCAAATTAACAGATGCTTCGCTAATAAGCGGTCTTGCAAACGTATAAACTTAATAATATAGAGGTGTTATGGAATGGCTGATGTTCAATCTAATATTCATGTAAATATAGATACGTCTCAAGCATTAGCCAGCATAAAAGCGTTACAAAAACAAATATCAGCCTTCCATACATCAATGGCGAAGAGTGGTGCTGCAGCAGCAGCCGTCTCCGCCAACATGCAACAAAATTTAATTAATTCTCTTAATGCTACAGGCAAATGGTCTGCATCTATGCGGACAGTTAGAACAACTACAGAATCTTTTACAAATGCATTAGAGAGAAATAAATTATCTATGCGGGAGTATTACCGCTATGGAATGGGTTCAACAAAAACATTTGGAAGATTTTTTAGATCAGAATTTGACACTATCAACAAAGTAGCAAGAGAACGAGTAAAAGATCTACAAACACAATATATAAAGATGGGCCGTGATGCAAACGGTGCAATGAAGTCTATTGCTGTTAGACCACTATCTTTGGACATGAAAAATCTTGGAACACAAACCGCAATTGCTGCACAAAGACAAGCGCTTCTTAATCAACTATTAAGGCAGGGCGCTACAAATATGCTTAACTTTGGTAAGAATACTCAGTGGTCTGGTCGTCAGTTGATGGTTGGTTTTACAATACCACTAGCCTATCTTGGAACTGTAGCAGCAAAAACATTTATGAAATTAGAAGAACAAGCAATTAGGTTTAAGCGTGTTTATGGTGAAATGTTTACTACTGGTGAAGAAACAGATAGGATGCTTAAAGAAGTTCAATTACTTGCTAAAGAATTTACAAAATACGGTGTTGCCGTTGAAAAAACTATGGAGATGGCAGCAACAGCAGCAGCAAGCGGTAAGATGGGGGCAGACCTTATTGCTCAAGTAAATGAAGCAACAAGACTTGCAGTACTTGGTGGAGTAGAACAAGAACAGGCATTAGAGACCACAATATCATTAACAAATGCTTTCGGGTTAGCGTCTGAAGATCTTGCTAAAAAAATTAACTTTTTAAACGCAGTAGAAAACCAAACTGTTGTATCTATTGAAGACTTAACTATAGCAATTCCAAAGGCTGGTCCAGTAGTGCAGCAATTAGGCGGAGATGTTGAAGATTTGGCATTCTTTTTAACTGCTATGAAAGAAGGTGGGATTAATGCCTCAGAGGGTGCAAACGCACTAAAGTCAGGTTTAGCATCATTAATTAATCCTACAGAAAAAGCAAGCAAAATGCTTGGAGCAATGGGAATAAATATAAATGGAATAGTTGAAGCAAATAAAGGAAATGTTAAAGGTGTTGTGGTTGACTTTGCAAATGCATTAAATACCTTAGACCCTCTTAATCGTGCACGTGCAATAGAGCAACTATTTGGAAAGTTTCAATTTTCTCGTCTATCTACTTTATTCCAAAATGTAATTGCTGAAGGAAATCAGGCAAGCCGTGTTTTAACATTAACAAAAGCAACAACAGAAGAACTTGCTATATTGTCTGAACGAGAATTGTCAAGAGTTGAAGAATCTACAACTTATAGATTTAAGAAAACAGTAGAAGATTTAAAGGTAACTCTTGCACCAGTTGGAGAACAATTTTTAAAAGCAATAACTCCAATTGTAGAATTTGTTAGTAAGATATTAGATAAATTTAATAATTTGGGAGATGGTGCAAAAAAGTTTATTGTTATTTTAACTACTCTTTTAGGTGGAATAGGTCCAGTATTTCTCATGACCTTTGGTTTGTTAGCAAATGGTTTGGCTAATATTATTAAATTATTTGTAAATATGAAGTCTGTGTTTAATAGGGCTGGACAGTCTTCAACTACATTAGGAAATCAAACACAATATTTAACTGCTGAACAAGCACAGGCGACTGCAGTGGCAGCATCATTACAACAGGTACATGTAAAATTACAACAAACATTTACATCTGAGATTGCAGCGCTTAATGCATTAACACAAGCATATCAGAGAGCAATATTAGCACAAAGAGGCTTCGGTGGCCCTGTAATTGGCAAAGGAAGAAAAGGTTTTGCTAAAGGAACTAAAAAAGTAAAGCCATTTTATTTTTCAACTGGTACTGACACAGTTCCTGCAATGCTTACTCCAGGTGAAGCAGTAATCCCTGCTAAATCAGCACAAGATCCAGCAAACAAGCCAGCAATTGCACATATGATTGCTGGTGGAATTATGTCTCGATTTGCTGGAGGAACAAGGGGTGCTGGAGACTTTTCTCACATTGGAACTCCTAGAACAGTTGGTGCATTAGACTTAGTTAATAGATTAAAAGCCCTTCCTGCTGGAATAATTAGCGCAAGAGCCATGCAAGCCATAGAAGCAGTTGCTATGAAATTTGCAAATACACTTAAAATTCATCTTTATGGAAAACTTGGAATAACAACAGGTATGTCTAATGTAAACGGACAACAAGTATCAATGAATAACCTTATGAAGCCAGGAGGACGTGGTGTTGGTAAGGGTGAATTTATGCAAGACTGGGATCAAAGAGGTTTGTCTAGATGGAAGATTGCATTAAAAAATGGTGGCATGAAAATGCAAGATGTTGCTGCAGATTTATCTATTTTAGATACTCATATGAAAGATTATTTAACAAGTCTTGACGCAAATACTAGAGTAACCGATAAACATGTAAAAGAAGCATATGAATATGCCCGTAGACAAATGGGAGCACAAAATAGATTAGTTAGAGCCTTTGATCAATTAGCAGTAACTGCTGGAGAGGCAAGAGTTAATATTTCTCAAGCAGCACAAAGAATGGCAGGATTGCCATCGGTTCCAGGTGGAGGAAGCAAAGGTGCTATAGACGTAAATGGAATGAAGATGCGTCGTGGTGGAGATAGATTTACATTTTATAAGAAGACAGGATTTAGCCTTGTAGATTTTGCAGAAAAAAGCATGGTAGAGGGAATGATGGAAAGAGCAAAAATTGCTTCTCCATCCAGAGTTACTAAAAAAATAGGTGCTGATATTGCTGTCGGTGCAGTTGTTGGAATGAAAGAATATGTGGATGATGCAAGAGTTGCTGGTCAACAATTAGGAACCGCCGTAACTAGTGGAGCAATGTCTCAGGCACAGATGGCAGCAGCATCAAGGGCAGCGCTATATGGGGCTGGTCCAATTGATCCAGCACAAAAGGCACTAAGAAGACAATTAGAAAAACAAGCAAGATTAAGCGCTTTAGCAGACAAGAGAATGATAAGGCAGTCACAAGTTACTGGAATGGTCGCTGCTGGTGCAGGAGGAACAGGTGGTGCATCAGGAGGTGGCCCTGGAGGAAAGGGTCGCGGAAGATTCTTTGGAGGATTTAGAAGACCTCCAGCAGATCCGAACAATCCAAAGACTGGTATGGGTGCAGGGGGAGCAATGATGGCTGCTTCCGCAATAACAATGGGTGCAGCAATGATGCCAGGTGCTATAGGAGATATGGCACAAAAAATTATGTTGCCATTAATGGCATTGACCTTGGTTCTACCATTATTACAAAGTAAGTTAGGTTTGTTGGCTGTTGGTATAGGATTGGTAATTGCAGCAGCCGTAAGACTTAGAATGGCTTTTGATAAGGCACAAGATTCTGCTATGAAATTGGCACAGGCTACAGGATCTGGACAAGATGCAATTAGAGGTTTGGCAAAATTTGCTGGAGGAGTAACTGCTGGCGAAGTAATGGATAGGCGCAGAAAGGATGCAGTAAATCCATTTGCTATTCAAACAGGTAAAACAACGTTTGGAGAATCTTATGTTGCAAGTAAAGAAGGAAAAGATTTAGTAAAAGCAACTGGACAAAATATTGAAGGAATGGGTCGTGCAGGTGCACAAAACACAATGGTAAATCAACTTGCAACAGCAGTATCGTCTGGTGCTATGAGTGCAGCACAAGCAAGAAGCGTAGCAGCAAATATTGGAAAAGAACTTGGAGATTACGGTTTTGGAATTCAGGTTAATGCAAAACTCATAGAGTTAATTGGTGTTAATGGAGAAAATCTATTAACAGATCCACTTGAAATTCGTGTTAAATTAATGGAAGAAACAAGAAAAAATGTTCAGTCATTTGGAGATAAAGCAAAGGCTGCTGGAGGTTGGACTGGCAAAGATATGATGAAGGTCGGTGCTATGGGAACTGGTGGAGGTGCTCTTGCTGGCGCAGCAACTGGTGCAGTTATAGGTTCTGTTGTTCCAGTAATAGGAACAGCAATAGGTGCTAGCGTAGGCGCAATAACTGGAGCAGTAGCAGGAAATCTATTTTCAAGAAAAGATCGTGCTGAAAGAATAGGTGCAGCGTCAGGTGCATCAATTGCTATGCAAAAGATGGCATTGGAACAGCAGCAAGAAATGATGGATTCTTTAGACATTTCATATGAAAAAAGAATTGCAGAGGCTAGGGCAGCAGGAAATACTGCAAAAGTTGATGAACTAACAAATAAGCATATTAAAGATAGGGCAGACTTACTTTTACAAAATGGAAAATTATTACAAGATATTGCAGCATCATATTCTAGTGCTGAGGGAGCAACAAGAGATGCACTTGATAGAGGAGTAGATAAAGCCATAACAGGTAAATATAAAGGTACCGTAATGGAAGATGTTGCTAAATTAGCCAAACAAGATCTTAATGACAACCAAAATATAACTGCAGAGCAAAGATATTTATTAAAAATGGAATTAGCATCTGGAGAAATAGATCCTATGCAAATGATAAATCTTTTAGAATCTTTCGGAGATAACAAAGAGGCTATGACAAAAGTCTTAAACATTATAACTAAATTTGGTGGAGCATTTGGAAATCAAATTATGTCTACTGCGTCATTGTTTGTTGATAAAGATGGCAACCCAGTAAAAGATGTTCAGACTAGATTTATTGCAAAAATAGAAAGTTCTGGAAATCCAGAAGAAGCAGAAAGACTCAGAAGTTTTTACGCTATGGTTGCTAAAACTGGAAATGTTTTAAACACAACAATTATTACTGACTTTTTATTAAAGAATCCAAAAGTCGCAGAAAGATTAATGCAACAAACAGAACAAATTGAGGCACTTAAAGGTAAGATAGATTTTGTAGTTGCCCC